AGGAGTCTTTAGCAGCAAAGTTAGTGCTTTTGGTATAGTTAGACACAATCAATCCTCTTTAGTTGACTTTGTGACCTTAACTTTACTTTCTTGTTTTTTATCTTCTTCTTTTACTTCTTCATAGTCTGGATGCCTACGCATCTGCTCAATGTCATATTCGTATTCAACATTCATTAAGTTGTTTGACCATTTGCATCTAAAAGTGACCATAGTAACCTCTTATATGAAAGAGGCTGCCGAAGCAGCCCCTCTTTAGCTTTTATTAGCTAGGGATGATCAAAGCAATACCAGCATCGTTACGAAGCTCTGCAACACCGTACAGCGTGTCAGCAGTGTACAACGTAGCAAGGTACTCTTGCTTGTACTGAGCCTGTGAGCGAACAGCCATTTGCTCTGCAAGAACCATTGCATCCTTGTGGAACATCAAGCAAGCACGAGGAGCAGTACCGGACGAAGCATAAGCAGTGTCAGCGTTGCTGCTAACAAACACTTTAACACCGTACACATCACCGATCTGACCGTTACGGATGGTGTTGTTACCACCTTGCTCACCAACAAAGGCTTGTTCAGTGAAACGAGCAAGACCCATTAGGGTGTTACGAGCAACAGGAGGAATAACCAAGTAACGACCATCTTGAGGTACGTTAGCATCATCAAGACGCTGAATGGTACGACGAATAGCAGCATCAGTTAGTGCGGTTGCGTTACCAGCACCAGCACCACCAACGAAAGCTGTAGTACCATCACCACCGATGTAAGCAGTGGTTGTACCGGACACACTGTAGTCACCGGTAGCGCCAGCGGCATGAGAGCCGTTGAAGAGACGACCGATCTGGATTAGATCAGAGTCAACCTGCGTAGCCAATGCATAACCAGCATCTTCAGTGTAGAAACGACGAAGCGAAGCAAGTGCTTGAACTTCGACGATGTCCTCAATCAAACGTGAGTATTCGTAGTGCTTGTTAATGGTAACTTGCACTTCAGACTCAACGTTCGCCTGAATCGTAACAGCAGTGTTAGCTGCTTTAGCGAATGCTGCGCCACGAGTGGGACTAGGAATATGAAGCGTATCACCTTTCTTACCACGCATCGTCATCTTGTTGACGAGGTTCGCCATAACAAGTGATTTCTTGTAAGAAGCGATGATTTCATCTGCTTAGGACTTTTCAATCCTTTCGACTATAGCTTCCCAAGAGAGTTAAAAGTTTCTCTTGAGCCGTTTCACTTAGTCTGTGCGGGTCACGCTTCATTAGCTTAAACTCTTCTCGTACAGCACCCAACACATCTTGTTGAAGCCTTGTACCTTTTAAGTTTGTCTCCATCCAGAGACATAACCGAGCTTGTTCTCTCTTCAAGATAAGGTGATTGACTATATTACGAAGAACTGGACATGCTTTTTTGTAGCCTGACAAAATCCAAGTTGTTGAAGATTGCCAATTGTCGTTCTTACTTTCACGATGTTCCATATGTCCGCCAAAGTTTTGCTGATTCATCTCTAACAAAAACTTTGCTGAGTCTGACATTCCTACTCTGACTCTTGGCTGAACATAGAATTGTTCGTTTACTTTGGTTGTGGCTAGGTCTATACAACCTTCACCGTCAATCAACCCTGCTAAATACTTCCAACTTACTCGCTTCATAATACCTCCTGGTATTGATATGCGACTTTGGTTTATCGTGTTCCCTCTGATTGGGGTATTCTAACACCCTTCCCAGTTATTTAGAAACGGTTTTACTTTGGCCAGTTACGACAACCAAATCTCAGGTACAAATTTATCTGCGTTGGTCTTGTTTACGATGGAGGAACTACCTCCAGGATAAGCTGCTGAAGCCATTTTAATGTCCTTTAAATTTTAGGTTATCGGACCCTACCATCGCTATAGGCTGACATGATGTCATCTTGTAGCGCCATATAACGTTCAGGGTCAGTCATTTGAAGTCGAATAAGATCTGCTCGACGATAAATTTTCTTGCTCGTCTCACCAGTAGCGCCATCAACTGCTACAGTAGCTGCTTTGAGTGTTTGATTACGTTGTTCCTGAAGCTGTTGTGCTGCTTGCTGAACAGTGTCCTGTTTAGCTTTCTTCAATGCTTTGAAGTTAGACAACAACTCATTAGCGGAATCGAAATCAAACTGTTTGTCTGCTGCTACGTATAATCTTTGACGTACAGGTGACTCATTTACCCATGAAGCAAACTCAGGATCAGCAATGACTTGAGTATAATCAGGGTGTGATTGAGCTAGCCTGTTTGCTGTTTGCATCCTAGCCATCTGTGTTGCAGCCTGTTGAGCCTGAACAACTGCTGGATGGGATTCAACTGCTTTGTTAACTGCCTTAACAGGATCGGCAAAAAAGTCAGTATCATCTTCGATAGCTTTAGCAGGTTGATCCTGCGGTGTGATTTGCCTTTTGATGAGTTCATCAGCTAACTTACGAACTTCTCCAACTTCTTGTGCTTGACGACCAATTAGCTTTTCAGCCTCCTGGTGCATCCTTATGATGTCATCTAACGATTTACCCTTATACTTCTCAGGGATCGTAGGTTCTTCCTGAGTTGGTGCTGCTTCAGCCTTAGCCTCTACAGCTTGAAATTCATCGTTACCTACTTCATCATCTAGAGATTCTACAAATTCAGCCATCTGCTTCTCCTAGTCGGGTATAACCCAATTGTTAGGAATTAAAAAGGAATCTAAGTTATCCCTCATAATAGGACTTAGACTTTGCTACGTTTACTGCTTGTTCATGCATCGTTGCCCATCTATCAGAAGCTGTTGGAAAAGCACCGGTGATGCCTTCTAGTTTGCTTCTAGGAGATGCTAATTGTCTTTGTGCTAACAAGTCACAGTGTGGGCACTGTATTTCTTTAACATAGTGATCTGTGTACCTTTCAGTAACATGTCCGTTAGCACACTCAAAATCATTCAGTATCCTCATTGACTAAATCCTCATAGGCTTTTTCCCAAACTTCATGCATCGTTAGGAGCCAATCTAAAGCTTTTAGTTGACCTTTACGTTCTTGTAGTTCTTCGCCACTAGAGATAGTGGCTATGTCCGCTACTGCGTCTCTGTACTCTTTAGCGTCTTCCAACAGAGTTTTCCATCCTGGATGACTCATAAGGTCGAACCGCTCTTCGTAGTACTTTAGTAACTTAGTAGTATCCATTGTTGTTATTTTACCACAGTAAAAATATTGTTGTAAAGAGCCTTGACTACGTAAGTAAAACGTGTTACAATAACCCTTTCGGGAGACTCTATGAAATCAATGCACTTTGCTAAAAGTAAGTTAACACCAGAAGAAAGACTAGATCTTGTTTGTCGTTTAGTTCTTCTAGGTAAACAAACTGATGAAATCAGGGTTGATCTAGGTAATGTCAGTCGTCAACGAGTACATCAGTTATTTAACAAGTTAGTGTCTTTAGGTAGGCTTACGTACGAACAATTACCTAGGCAGGCTACGTTACTGAAGAGACGATCTAGTTACAAACAGAAGTGGGGGCATTTCCCTGAAGAATCTTATGTCCGTGCTGATGAGTTCTACCAGATCATTAGAGAAAAGTTCAGACGTAAGAAAGCATCTAACTACAAACATGATTGGGATATAGAGTTCAATGACCTAACATTCCCTACTCATTGCCCGATATTAGGTATTGAGTTAGATTACCTAGCTAGTTTCCGTTCAGACAACTCTCCAAGCTTTGATAGGATTGATTCCTCTAAAGGATACGTCAAAGGAAACGTAGTTATCTTATCTTGGAGAGCTAACCGTATTAAGAATGATGGTAATGCTGAAGAACATCAAAAGATAGTAGACTTTATGCGATCTGTGATGTAGTAAACATAGTTACCTGATCTGTAGTCAGTAGTGTAGGTAGATCTATAGTCTCTATTGGCTCTATAGCCTCTACAGTACCCCAGGCACTTTCAACCCAAGAAGTTGTATCTTCATCCCATGTGTACAGTTGACCATCAGTGGGCATCGCTACCGGAGGTTCCCACTGAGCGTCTGCGTTAAGTAACCATGACGGGAATGGCTTAGGCGGTACAAACGCATCAATATCTGCTCGGTAGGTGTAGCCAATCCCTGCGTAGTTCTTACGCATGTTGCCGTTATAGCTAGTCTGCTTCCAAGTGCCGCCAAGAATCTTCTCAAGGTGTGCAGCGCCGATATGTTCTTTTTCTACACCTTCAGCATCAGAAGTATCTTTGTTATCAACAACCACTACTTGAGTAACAATGTTGTTCTCATCAATCTTTGCGAAGTGAGCCATTACGCCTCCAGCTTTAATCCAGTTAAGTCCATTTCTTCACCAACCACACCGACTGGGAAGGTATTAAACGATAGTGAAATCCGAATGTCGTCACCTTTAACTTCAGGAACCATGTGCGTCAGTGACGACGGGAACAGAATCAGCTTGCCAGTAGTAGCTTCAAACCACCAGCTTTCAGAGTTGTACGGGTTCCACTGCTCAGGCGGGAACCTGATCTGCTGCCAGTCATCACGGTAGAAGTAAATCCTGTCATCAGCGTTAGTCTGCACATAAAAAACACCTGAGATGTAGCTATTAGGATGTGCGTGTTTGTGATGGTATTGCCCAGGCTCTGAGTAGTTACACCAACTTTGCGTGACTCGTAGGCTTACGTTGTGCTTGGGATTGATGGTACTTTTGAAGTAATCCGATACCGCATCTTCTATGAACGAACGCAGAGACGTTAGCGAAGGATCACGCAGCACAAAGTTGTTGGTAGACGTGGTGTTACCCATGTTGGGTCTTGTTGGCAGTTCACGGATGAAAAACAATTCCTCATCGCTCAGAGGTCTACCAAGCTCTGCAAAGCCTACAGGAATGGGGAATAAGTTATGCAACTGCACGTTCAAATTCCTCACGGGCTATGCCCATCTCTTTTAATTGCTCATCGGTGTAGATCGTTGGAATGCTGTCCTCAAACTCTTTGATCTTGTCAATGACCCAATACACTTCTTCTATGCTTGGGCATGGCCGTGGATCATCCCACCGAGTAAACACGTTGTTACTGATTTCCCATTTAGCACCTGGACGTAAAAGGTGCATGGCTGTATCAATGCCTAGAAATTTGTAAACTTTTGTAGTCATGTTATTGATTGATTTTGATGATTACGATACCGGAGCCGCTATTCCCGCCAGCGCCAGACAGACCAGGACCAGTTCCTCCACCCCCGCCGCCACCACCGGTATTAACTGTTCCAGCTGATCCAGCAGCACCTTTCCCACCTGCGCCGCCACCACCTGAACCGCCAGACCCTGACGGACCTGAAGTTCTTGAATCAACACCACCGCCACCACCGCCAGCATAAGTTACTGATGATCCAGTAATGCTGTTTGCTGTGCCTGCGCCGCCAGTGCCTCCATCCGTACTAGATCCAGTTCCTCCAGTACCAGTTGCACCACCGCCGCCACCGCCAGCAAAAGCCGGTGAAGTTCCGGTTCCAACGCCTCCGGTATTTCCTTGAGAAGGGCTAGTTGACGGAGTGTTACCAGTTCCTGCTGTTAATCCTTGTGAGCTACCGCCGCCAGAACCTCCATTGTTACCCGTCTGCCCTCCAGCGCCATCGCCACCACCCCCGCCGCCACCGCCAGCAGAAACAATCCCAGGGGATGCAAAAATAGATGGGGAAGACCCACCAACTATTGATGACAGATTACCATCTGTCCCTCGATTCTTTCCGGCAGCGCCTCCAGGCGACGAAGCTCCGACTGTAATAGTTAATGTCGCGCCAATTGAAACTGTTTGGCTTGAGCCAATTCTAAAACCCCCTGCGCCGCCGCCAGCACCAGCAAATGATCCGGAACCAGAACCACCGCCGCCACCGCCACTTGCCACGCACAAGTAGTCAATACTTGTTACGCCAGTAGGCACAGTCCATTGTGTCGTGCCTTTGAACACAAAGACGGTTTGGCTAGGTACGGTGTACTTTAGGATGACGATACCGGAGCCGCCGTTGCCTCCTGCGCCACCGACACCAGATCCCGATCCGTTTCCACCGCCCCCGCCACCTGTGTTTGCGGTTCCTGAGCCGCCTGTAGCAGTAGTTGTTGACCCATTACCACCTCCACCTGAACCGCCCGGCCCAACTGGCCCCGCTCCATCATAACTACCACCCCCGCCGCCGCCAGCATAGGTTGCGGAAGAACCTGTGATTGTCGACGTAGTACCTGCTCCACCTGCTCCACCACTTGAGCTAGTGCCATTAGAACCTGTTCCAGTTGAAGCATTTGAGCCGCCTCCACCGCCGCCAGCATAAGCAGGAGCATCTGCTGATCCAGAACCTCCGTTTCGTCCTTGCTGTGGATTGGCAGGCGCTCCATTACCTCCGTCAGAAGATGCGGCAGGAGTATTCCCCGTTCCACCTGCTGAAGTTGCAGACGCACCACCACCGCTTGCACCATTAACACCGGGCCTTCCTTGACTTACAAGAGTTCCACCACCCCCACCACCGCCGCCGTTAGACGTAATTGTTGAAAATATTGAACTAGAGCCAGAACTTCCATCATTAGGTGTTGAAACACCGCCAAAAGCTCCCCCTGTGCCACCGGCCCCAACAGTAATCGTGTAATCCGTTCCGGCTGTAACAGCCAATCCCGTTCCTGTTCTAAATCCACCAGCACCTCCACCACCGGCACTATAAGCAGCTTCAGGAGTGCCGCCACCACCACCACCACCGCCAACCACAAGATAATCAACACTCGTCACCCCAGCAGGGCAGGTCCACGTTGAGGTAGCCGTAAAGGTTTGGACGACGGTGTAGCCTGCCGAGCCTCTAAAAGCAGCGGCAATCATTGCCGATAATGCGCCAGCCATTAGGTTACCCCCGCACCAGAAACATACCAAGTATCAGTAGCTACTTTTAACAACGTAGCCATCCCTTTTGTCGCCACCGTCCTGTTACCTGTTGCACCATTTGCTAGCTGAAACGTTACACCAGCACCGGATATAGTCAAGTTACCAGAGTTATTATTAACAACAAGAATAGTTGTACCAATATCAATTGCTGTTGTTGCGTTAGTATTAACTGTGAGTGTTGCTGTAGATCCACCAGTAATGTAGATATGTTTACCAGCATCGCTTGCAGCAACTGTTGTGTTTGTACTTTGCGGAGCACCAATATAACCAACTTTGTTAGTACCATCTACTGTACAGTTACTTAGTGTTCCTGAAGTAGGTGTACCAAGTACAGGTGTTGTTAAGGTTGGTGATGTTGATAACACCACTGAACCTGATCCTGTAGAAGTTGTTACACCAGTACCACCATTAGCAACTGGTAGAGTTCCTGTTACTTGTGTAGCAAGGTTAACGGAGCCAACAACAGTCTTTATGTTACCACTGCTGTCAAACGTACCGTCTGTAGTCCAGGTATCGTTAGGCTGTAGTATTGTTAAAGGTAACAGTAACAGTAACTGCTGCTGTATCTTTGTTTTGAATGGTCAACCACTTAACAACTCTACGTGTTGATGCTGCTGGAGCAGAAACTAAAGTCACTGCTGTTGTTCCATTTAAAGCACCATCATTAGATCCTTCAGTTAAGGATGAAGAAGTGCTATCAGCATAAGCAACAGTAAAGTCTGGGTTGCTTGTCGCAGCAGCACCAGACATCACTGCCTGTATTGTTTTGGTTGTACCGTCTAATACTAATGTTGCCATATCTTATCCTTAAGATATAAACCAAGCGTAATTGTTTGAACCTGATCCACCACCGCCTCCACCACCTGTACCGTTAGCTGCTGATGTGATACGACCTTGTGCATCAACAGTGATGTTAGCGTTTGTATACGAACCTGCTGTAACTGCTGTATTCGCTAAGTTAATGGTTCTGTTAGCGGACAAGTCGCCACCACCAGACAACCCAGTACCAGCAGTAATGGTTGTTACTCCTACCGCATAACCAGCCGTAGCATGATTACCCCATCCATAAGCAGTATCCCAATCAGTTTGCTTTGATGTGGTAGGGATCGCATAACCAGCCGTGTACGATACTGCTAACGTACCTGCTGATGTTACTGGTGATCCTGTTACAGTTAACCCCGTAGGCACTGACATAGCTACTGAAGTTACTGTACCGTTTCCAGACAAAGCAGCGATGTTGCTGAGTGTTGTCTTTACAGTGTTACCGCCTTGTACGATAGGTACAACTTCAGTACCAGCTAATGCTGATGCATTTGATAGTGCTGATATCTTTACGTCAGCCATGTCTACTCCATGATAATGTAATCACCAGCTTCTGTGGTGAGGAAATCACCGTTTTCAGTAGCCAGTATGTTCGCAACACTAAGCCAACCAAGTAAGTAAGTAAACGAAGCTTTCTTCCATTGTCCGTCTTGTCTAACAAGAAAGTATTCTGGTACAGGGTCTTCCGTAGCATCAGGTAAACCATCTAACCCAAACTGCTGTGTATTCTGAATGTATATGTTGTCTTTAGACTTAGAAGTCTGTGGTAACTCACCAGCACTGACTTCAATACCATTAGACAACTTAAGTACCAGTGAGTTGTCAATGTCAATGTAAGCATCAACAACTGATACACCATCCTTACCTGGTTTACCGTCTATACCATCTTTACCATCAACACCATCTTTACCATCTTTTCCTGGTAGTCCATCTTTACCAGGGTTACCTTTTTCACCTCTTGGACCTTGTTTACCTTGTGGTCCTTCTAGTTTACTGACGGTATCTGCTTTAGAGTCTAGCTCACTTACTTTCTTCTTTAACTTACCAACAACAGCAGCTAGCTGTAGTAGTTTTTCCTCATCCATGATTACTCACCAAGAGCATCGGTAAACTGCTTATCTACCTGCTTTTTAGTCTCCATTTGCATCTTGGCTATGTTTTCATTGCTTTTGATATCTTCTTCCTTCAACATTAACTCAGCAATCTTGATTCTACGTTGGAATTCACGCTCTGCTGAGTCATCGTTGTTAGGAAGGTTCTGAGTGGCTGCGTTAACGATCTTAGCTCTTACCTCTTCAGGCATTAACTGAGCCTCTATAGACGCTTTCTGAGCCTCTGCTGCTGCTTTCTGTGCTCTAGCTTGTTTTTCCTGTACGGTAGCCTGTGCATCAGCCAATTGAAGCTGTGTAGCTTGCTGTTGAGCCTGTTGTTGCTCAGGATTTGGCTGTGTTAGTTGCTGAAGTTGCTGTAGTAAGCTTTCACGGTTAGGTAATGATGAGTATTCAACGATACCTTGCAGTAATAACGGTACGATAGGACTGTTTGGACCTAACGTAGACATCATTGCCATCATTTGAGCCTGTTCAAACTCTCTAGCAACCATCCCTAGCGTACCTGTTGGGATAAATTCAAAGTCTTTTACAGGATAACGGTCAGGAGCAAACTGCATATACCGCCATGCAGCCTTCTGTACGAACGGAATAAGGAAATCTTCTTGGAAATTCACTAAGGAACGCTTGTTCTTCTTGATAATACCGCTAACAGCCATCGCTAAACCAGCCGCTGCTGCATCACCACCACTGACTTGAGCAGGTAAATTAGCTGTATCTAACGTACCTGTAGCCTGTAGCATCATTCTTTCGAAGATTTGAGCTGTTTCGATGTTGGATTTGTCCGTAACACCAAACTTAAAGGGTTGTAAGATCTCTGATGGGTTACCATTGACAAGGATATTCTTCCCTGGTTTGATCTCAAACTTCTGTCCTCGAGGTAATCTAGAGGCATCTATAGCCATCATAGGAGCTGCTGTAAGGCCTAAAGAGTCTACATGGCTACGAATCTGTGCATCAACAGCCTTTTGCATGTTGTAGGCCTTCTCAGCCGTTCCACGACCCCAGAAACGACCAGGAACGCTATCAGCTTGGTAGGCAACAACAGGTCTGTCCTGCATCATGAAGGGGTTTTCTTCAGCTTTGAGCAGATCTTCTCCGTTAGCAATAACGATCAAAGCCTCTACCATCTCTGAATACAACTCATCATCTTCAAAAGATAAGTCATCAGGGTTATCTAACAACTTTTTAGGTACTAAACCATAGTAACGAAGTAGTAATACCTTATCTGATTGATAGTAAGTTAAGTCTTGATTAGGCTCTAGGTCAGTGTCTAAGGATGCTTCACCGATAGCAACCTTTTTATAAACACCATCTTCCATGCCTTTGATGACTGCATGTCTACCTACATACTCTTCGATAGCACACCCCATTGCATCATCAATGGTGGTTGCGTTAGGATCAACAAGGAAGTTACGTGGATTGATTGGTTTTAAGTCTACCGATACTCTATAGTTAGTGTTAACACCAATCATAGCCAATCCAGGCTGTGCTGTAGGCTGTGTTGCTGGTGTTAAACTCTTCTTTTGTTTGACAATGACCTCACCGATACCAGTACCGTAGATCTCTGCTAAGGTCATGATCTGACCAATGTTCTTACGTACTTTATCTTTCTTGAAATCTTCGGACAACAAAGACTTCATCTTCTCAACATCAGTCTTATCCTGATCACTGATGTCATCACTGATGTCAAAGAATACACCTTTAGCGAACACAGCTTCTTCAAGATCAGCTTGTTTGTTATCTACTGCTTGCTGTAGGGCAGGGCTAATAAGCCTTGAACGCTCAGAATCCCTTGTTTTATCCTCATCAGCATAAAGACCTCGCCAGAGACGCTCATACTCATCCCAGCGATCCATGTAGTTCTCATCCCTGTAGTTACGCCAATCGTTACAGCGATCCATGACGAAGGCTACTAAGGCATTCTGAGGTGTGATTTCAGATTCAAATTTCATTGTCACCAACCTATTGTTGTGTCTAGGACTTCGTACTCTTCTTCATTCAAGTTCTGATTCCAATCTGCTACCTGTATTTGATCAATGTAACTAACAGCATCTATTAAGTCATCATGCGTCTTGCTATCAGGAAACTGCATCAGTTGGTCTATAAACTTGTTATTCCAATCAGCTTCTTTCAGTACAATCCTACCGTGTTCAAATCGTCCTTGTAGTGACCAAACAATCCTATCTGTCTTCTTCTTATTACCGTGTGTTAACTCTTCAATACGAGGATAGTAGTTCAATCTCCTCATCAGATCATTCATGTAAGGCATTACTGCATTCTTCAGTGCACCTTTCTCAATCCCTACAGCATTGACTCTGTAGTCCTTAGCAGCCTTTAATATCCTCACTGCTGTTTCTCGGACATCCCATCTACCATACTGTATATCAGCAACCCACCATCCTTTAGTGTTAACCTTAACAATGGCTATCGCTGTTTCATCCAACTTAGAATTCTTCGTTTTGTTCGCCTGAGATGAATCCGTAAAACCACAAAGATCCACCGCAATGAAGTAGTTACCATCCTCAGGTTCTTCGTCAGTAATTTTAATCCATTCATCTTTGAAGATCTCCGACTGTGCAG